GGATGGCCAGGCAGCGCTGGGAGGATGAGTTCTGGGAGAAGATCTCCGGCTCGGACCTGGCGAAGTACGCCCGTATCCGCAAGTCGAACGGCAACGAGGCGATCCTCTTCCCTGGCAAGCGGTCGCGCATGGGCATCACCGCGAACACGGAGAAGGCCGGGCATGGCCCACCCTTGGACCTGGGGTTCATCGACGAGGCGTTCGCTCACGAGGACGACCGCTTGGAGCAGGCGTTCAGCCCGGCGATGCTGACGCGGGCCATGGCTCAGCTGTGGTGGGCGTCGGCCGGCGGGACGACCAAGAGCGTGTGGCTGAACAAGAAGCGCGAGAACGGACGGGCCCTGATCGAGGCCCTGTTCGCGGCGCTCGCCGAGGACGTCCTCGCGGCCCGGCCGCGCTCGGCGTACTTCGAGTGGTTCGCCCCCGAGGACATGGACCGGTCGGACCCGGCGACGTGGCGGGCGACGCTGCCCGCGCTGGGGTACACGGTGACCGAGGAGATCATCGCGGCCGAGCTGGAGAAGATGGACCCGGCCGAGTTCGACCGGGCCTACTTGAACCGCACCCGGAAGCCGACGCCACCGTCGGACCCGAACGTCCCCAAGGGGAAGTGGCCTGGCCTCACTGACGCGGCGAGCAAGCCGGTGGCCGCTTCGGTGGCGCTGGCGATCGACGTGTCGCAGGACCGGAAACGGGCGGCGATCAGTGCGGCGTCGCTACGGGCGGACGGGCGCGTGCACCTGGAGGTCGTCGCGCACCGACCCGGTACCGACTGGGTCGTCCCCGCCGTCGCGAAGCTCCACGGCCTGTGGAACCCGGTGGCCGTGGCGGTCGCAGCGGGCTCGCCCGCAGCGTCGCTGATCGACGACCTGATCGCCGCCGGAATCGACGTACCGAAGGACAAGGACGCTCCCGAGCGCGGGGACCTGGCCGTGATGCGGTCGGGGGACATCACCGAGGCGTGCGGGCAGCTCGCCGACGCGATGAACCAGGGCACCGTCGTCCATCTCGACCAGGTCCCACTCACCGCCGCCGTGAACGGCGCACGGACCCGGCGGCAGGGCGACGCCTGGACGCTGGACCGTACGAACAGCCTGGTCGACATCAGCCCGCTCGCCGCAGTCACGTTCGCTCGGTGGGCGCTGGTGATCCGGGGCCCGCACGTCCTGGACGACTACGACCCACTCGACTCGATCTACTGAAGGAGGGGGCGTAGTGCGTGAGCGGATGACGACCGTGCTCGACACCGTGGGCCTGCTGCTCGTCGCGGCTGGCGCCGGGGCCGGGGCGTACCGATGGCTCGGCTGGGGCTCGATCGCCGTCAGCGGCGCCGTCGTCCTCGCCGGTTCCTGGCTCGCGGCCGGGGGCGGCCGGAAGGACGGTAAGCCGTGAGTCTGTTCCGCCGCCGCGATCACGCCGGGCAGACCGCAGACCAGATCATCCCGCCCCGGCCCGGCATCGGCGGTGGAGCGGCGGCGGTCACGAACGAGACGGCGTTGCGGCACTCGGCGGTGTGGGCGTGCCTGCGCCTGCGCGCGAATTTGATCAGCACGATGCCGGTGGACCTGTTCCGCCGGGTTGACGGCATTCAGGTCGAGGTGCCCAAGCCGCCTGTCCTCGTCACACCGGGCGGCACGGTGAAGATGCGGGAGTGGATGTACTCCAGCCAGTTCGACCTCGATCGTTCCGGGAATGCCGTCGGCTTGATCACCGCGCGGGACGGGCTTGGCCTCCCGGCCCGGATCGAGCTGGTGCCCATCGGGGACGTCACCGTGCGGATGCGGAAAGGGGAGCTGACGTACCGGATCGGCGGCAAGACGTACCAGCCGGACGAGGTGTGGCACGAGAAGCAGTACACGGTCGCGGGCCTTCCTGTCGGCCTGTCCCCCGTGGCGTACGCGGCATGGTCGATCAGTGAGTACCTCAGCATCCAGCAGTTCGCCCTCGACTGGTTCTCCAGCGGCGCGGTTCCCAGCGCGCACCTGAAGAACACGGCGAAGACGATCAGCCCCGACGTGGCGGAGGAGACGAAGCAGCGGTTCAAGGCCGCGGTCGCCAACCGGGACCTGTTCGTCACCGGTATGGACTGGGACTACAAGATGATCCAGGCCGAGCAGGCCAGCACGGACTGGATCGCCGCGAAGAACTTCGGGATCAGCGACGTCGCCCGGTTCTTCGACTGCCCGGCGGACCTGATAGACGCGGCCGTGTCCGGCAGCTCGGTGACCTACGCCAACATGGGCCAGCGCAACCTCCAGTTCCTCATCATGTCGCTGGGGCCTGCCGTCTCCCGGCGCGAGGACGCGCTCAGCGATCTCTCGTCCCGGCCGCGGTTCGTGAAGCTCAACGCGGCCTCGCTGCTGCGGATGGACCCGCAGACCCAGGCGAGCGTGATCAAGACGCGGATCGACTCCCGGACGCTGACGCCGTCCGAAGCCCGCGCCCTCTACGACCAGCCTCCGCTGACGGAGGAGCAGAAAGCAGAGTTCGACCGGCTCTTCGGCAAGGGCACCCAGACGACGCCCACCACCGCGACCCCGCAACCAGGAGGGACCCCCTCATGACCGACATGGCGACCCTGCGGCGGCAGGCTGCCCAGGCCCGCGCCGGCGCGGCGGGCTCAACAGCGATGACCGTCCCCCTCGACCGCCCCGAGACCCCCGCCCTGCGGTTCTCCTCGCAACTGCGCGCGAAGAAAGTGACACGCGACGACGGCATGGAGTGGTACCAGGTCGAGGGCTACGCCTCCGCGTTCGAGCAGGGCTACGAGATGTACGACTGGTACGGGCCCTACACCGAGATCGTCAGCGTCGGCGCCGCCGACAAGACCCTCGGCGCCGACCCTGAGGTGGTATTCCGGTTCAACCACGCCGGGACGCCGATGGCGAGTACCAGGAACGGTCGGCTGGAGCTGTGGGCGGACGAGCACGGCTTGGGCCAACGCGCGTGGCTGAATCCCAAGCGGAGCGACGTGCAGCTCCTCGTCCAGGCCATTGAGGACCAGGACGTGAGGGAGCAGTCCTTCATGTTCAGGATCACGTCCGGTCACTGGTCGCCGGACTACACCGAGTACCGGATCGATTCGTTCGACCTGGAGCGCGGCGACGTCGGACCGGTCACCTACGGCGCCAACCCTCACACCACCGTCGCGGCGAGGAGCGGGGAGTTCCTGGACGCGATCCCGAACCTGCCGCCGCTGGTCGCCCGCGAGGCGTACCAGCGCCTCGCGCAGCGCTCCGACCTCAGTGCTCCCCCCGCGTTCCCCGCCCCGGTGCCGCAGATGCCGGCGCCGGTACGGACAGCGCCCCCGGCCGCCACAGGGCGGTCGATCTCCATGATCCGCACCCAGTTGCTCGTCGCGCTCGACGAGGACTGAGCAGTACCCGACACAGCGCGCTGTCCGGCAGACGCCCGGAAGCTCTCCGCCCTGTGCCACCCCGGCAGATGACCCGGGTGGGCCGCGGCCCCGCTGGTCCTGCACCCACGACCCATCTGCACGAAGGGACTCATCCCCATGCCCGGAACCATCGACGACCTCATCGCCTCGATCGAGGTCGAGCTGGAGGCCGCACAGAAGCGGCTGAAGAAGTGCGGCGCCGAGATCCAGCTCATCCTGGACAAGGCCCAGCAGGACGGCCGCTCCAACCTGGAGCCCGACGAGGACGCGCGGGTCGCCGAGCTGTTCACCGCGCGCGACCAGGCCCGCAAGGACATCACCGGCATCGAGAACAAGCTGGCCACCACTCAGCGGCTGAAGGTCGAGGAGCAGGAGCGGGAGGCCAAGCAGCGCGAGACCCGGGCGACCGAGACCCGGCGCCCGGCCTACGACCAGGTCGCCCGGGTCGGCCAGGAGGAGCGGACCTACCGCAAGGACTCCGACCCGCTCGGCAAGAACTTCCTGATGGACGTCTGCCGCCAGTTCTCCCACCAGGACGTCGAGGCCGGGGGCCGCCTCGCGCGGCACATGCAGGAGGAGCGCGTCGAGCGCGCCGAGTACCTCCAGCGGGCGGTGGGCACCGGGAACTTCCAGGGCCTGACGGTCCCGCAGTACCTGACCGACCTCTACGCCCCGGCCGCCGCCCCGCTGCGCCCGTTCGCCGACGTGTGCAACCCGCACCCGCTGCCCGAGTCGGGTATGTCGATCGAGATCTCCCGGATCACGACGCCGTCGGACGCGGGGCTCCAGGCGTCGCAGAACACGGCGGTCACCGAGCAGGACATGGACGACACCCCGCTGTCCATCCCGGTGCAGACGGCGGCCGGCCAGCAGACCGTGTCCCGGCAGGCCATCGACCGGGGCACGGGCATCGAGGACGTCACAATGCAGGACCTCGTGACCCGGGTCGCGACCCGGCTCGACTCGACCCTGCTCAACCAGGCGACCACCGGCCTGTCGGCGCTCGCGCAGGCCACCGCCTACACCGACGCCACCCCGACCGGTGCCGAGCTGTACCCGAAGATCCTCGGAGCGGCGGCCGGCGCGGAGGCCGCGCTGCTGGCGATGGGCGCTCCGACGCACGCAGTCATGCACTCGCGGCGCTGGTACTGGCTGTCCAGCCAGATGACCAACGTCTGGCCGATGGTCAACATGAACAACATCCCCGTCCAGGCCGCGGCCACCGCCAATCCGAACAGCAGCTACGCCAACGGGCCGCGTGGTGTCCTGCCCTGCGGGCTCCAGGTCATCGTCGACAACAACATCGCGACCAACCTCGGCGCCGGCACCAACGAGGACGAGCTGTACGTCGTCCCGGCCTCGGAGTGCCACCTGTGGGAGGACCCGAACGCGCCGCTGTTCATCCGCGCCGAGCAGGCCAAGGCGTCCTCCCTGGGCGTCGTCCTCGTCGCCTACTCCTACTTCGCCTACACGTTCCAGCGGTACGCGAACGGCATGCAGAAAGTGGGCGGGACGGGGCTGGCCACCCCGTCGTTCTGACCGTCCCCTGCCGCGCGGCCCGGCCGACTCCCCGGGCCGCGCGGACTCCCCCTTCACTCCCAGGGACGAAAGGACGCCCGGCATGCCGACTCTCCAGGCCCTCGGAGGCGATCGCCTCCCCAACTCCGCCCGGCTCTCCACCACGCAGGCGGGCAACGGGGCCTCGACCAACGTGGTCGACCGGGGCGCGGCCGTCGAGCGCGGCGGGTTCCTGGCCATCACCACGGTGGTCGGTGCGACCCCGACTTGCACGTATGTGATCGAGGGCAGCGCGGACGGAACCACCTGGTACCCCGTCTCCTACGCCGATCCCGCAACCCCCGACACATGGACGGTCGCTCCGTTCACGCTCACCACGGCGGGCACCACGCTCAGGTTCCTGCGCCCCAACCAGCCGTGGCGGTTCCTGAGGGTCGTCTACTCCGCCAACACCAACGTCACGAACACCGCTGACGCGGTCATCTTCTGAGGAGTCCTCATGTCCGAACCGCCCGCCGAGAACACGATGGTCGCCGCCCTGCTGCGCGAACGCGCCGGCTACCTGAGGCGCGGCATGACCGACCGCGCCGCCCAGGTCGACGAGCAACTCGCGCACCACGGCCACACCCCCGAGCCCGACGAGCCGCAGGGGCGTACGGCCACGCCGCCGCAGCAGACCGCCGACCAAGGCGGCAAGCCCCCGGCGAAGAAGACCGCCGCGAAGAAGCCCCCCGCCGCCCCCGCGGTGACCGAGTCCCCGGCCACGGCCCCGGCGGAGACGCCGACCGCGCCAACCACGGAGTAGCGGCCGGTGGCGCACGAGTACGGGTCCCGGGCCGCGCTGAAACTCCGCCTCAACATCGAGGCCGGAGACGACACGGCGGACGCGCTCCTCGACTCCGCGCTGTCCGCGTCCGCGCGCGGGATCGAGAAGGCGTGCGGCCGGCGCTTCTGGCTCGACCCGACGCCGGTCGCACGCGTCTACCGCACGGCGGGGCGGGTGGTGTGCGAGGCCGGGGGCGAGCTGCTCCTGGTCGACGACATCGGCGACACCAGCGGCCTGGTGGTGGAGACCGGATCGGGCACGTCGTGGACGGCCGTCACCGGCTACGAGACCAGCCCGGACAACGCGCTCGCCGACGGGCGTCCGATCACCGGCCTGCTGCGCACCTCCGGTTCCTGGGGCACCGCACGCGTGCGGGTCACCACCCGGTTCGGCTGGCCCGCCGAGCCGGAGGACATCACCGAGGCCGCCCTGATCCAGGCCACCCGCCTCTACAAACGCAAGGACAGCCCCGAGGGCATCATCGGCTCGGCCGAGTGGGGCGTACGCAACCTCAGCCGCCGTGACCCGGACGTGTGGGCGCTCATCGAGCCGTACATCCTCCCCGGGTTCGGATAGGAGCACAGTGGACATCCCCGCGATCCGCGAGGCCCTCGCCGACGTCGCCCGCACGGTCGTCCTGCCCGACGGCATCAAGAAGCTGACGTGCACGAGCTACGTCCCCGACGCCGTCACCGCGCCTCATTTTTTTCTCGCGGAGTACGAGCAGGACTTCGACAAGGTCATGGGCCGGGGCCTGGACGAAATCGTCTTCACCACCCGGGTCCTGGTCGGCCGTGCCGACGACCGGGCCGCTCAGCGCATCCTCGACCTGATGCTGTCCGGCTCCGGCCCCGCCTCCCTCAAGCAGGCGATCGAGGTCGGGCGCGGAGGGCCCGGCGAGTACGCACTCGGCGGCCTCGCCCACGACCTCCACGTGCAACGCGTGCAGGGCTACCGCTGGTACGAGCACGCCGGCGCCACCTACGTCGGCGCCGAGCTGATGATCAAGGTGATCGGAGAGGGGGCCTGATGCTGATCCGCATGCTGGTCCAGATGCCTGAGGGTGCCGCCCGCAACGGCCAGCCCTGGCCCGCCGAGGGTGAGACCGCCGACCTTCCGACAGCGGAGGCCGCGCACCTCATCGCCTCCGGGATCGCCGAGGAAGCCGGCGTCGAGGACGACGTCCAGGCGCCCGCCGAGCCGCGCGCCCGCCGCCGCAAGCCGGCCGACCCGGAGGGAGACCCGACGTGAGCAAGACGATCCTGTTGAACGTCCGCTGCTTCGCGGGCGGCGTCGACCTCACCAGCGCCTCCAACAAGATCGAGCTGTCATCCGAGGTCGAGGACAAGGACTCGACGAACTACGGCAGTCAGGGGTGGAAGGAAGTCCTCGGCGGCCTCGGGTCCGCCGAACTGTCCGGCGAGGGCCAGTGGGAGGCGGGCGACCCTTCCAAGGTCGACGACGCGTCCTGGGCGCACGTGGGCTCGGTCGTCCCCTGGTCTGTCAGCGCCAACAACGGCGCGGCCGTCGGGGATCTGGCGTACTTCATGACGGCGCTGCGCTCGGACTACAAGCTGCTCGACGCGGTCGGCGAGGTCGCCCCCTGGACCGGCACCGGCAAGAGCAGCTCGCCCCTGGTTCGCGGGCAGTTCGCGCACGCTCCCGGCGTCGCTCGTACCGCGACCGGCACGGGTACCGCGCTCCAGCTCGGCGCTGTCCCCGCCAGCCGCCGCCTGCACGCCGCGCTCCATGTCCTCTCGGCGGCCGGGACCACCCCGTCGCTCACCGCGCGCGTGGAGTCGTCCGTCGACAACACGTTCTCGGCGCCGACCACCCGCCTCACGTTCAACGCGGCGACGGCCGTAGGCGGTCAGATCCTGCGTACCGACGGGAGCGCGATCACGGATACGTGGTGGCGGCTCGCGTGGACGATCACCGGCACCACGCCCAGCTTCCTTTTCGTCGGCACTCTCGGCATCGGCCGATAACCCGAACCTCCCCAGCATCCCGCCCGGCCCGCTCCAGGGCCGTCCTCACGCCCTGGAAAGGGGCCCTGTCATGCCCAAGATGGTCCTGCTCGCCCAGTTCTTGTCGATCAACGGCACCGTCCTGAACACCTTCACCAAGAAGGCCGAGCTGTCGGTCGAGGTTGAGGACAAGGACGTCACCACCTACAGCTCGGCCGGGTGGAAGGAACTCCTCGGCGGTCTCAAGTCCGCGGAGTTGGCGTGCGAGTTCCTTCAGGACTTCGCCGCCGCCCAGCTCGACGCGACGATGTGGCCTCTGCTCGGGACCGTCGTCCCGTTCGAGGTGCGCGCCGACCAAGGGGCCGTCAGCACCACCAACCCGAAGTACACCGGGAACATCCTGATCAAGGGCTGGAACCCGATCGAGGGCAGCGTCGGCGACGAAGCCACCGTCGGCGTCTCGTTCCCGACGTCGGGAGCTGTGACAAGGGCGACGACCTGATGGCCGGCGGGCCGCCGTTCGCGCTCGGGGTCGAGACGCACGAGGGCCTGGCCGCGCTCACCCGCGCGATCCGCTCCGAGGAGGACGGCAAGCAGCTCCGCAAAGAGCTGGCCCGCAACATGCGGGAAGCGCTCAAGCCCGGCGCTGCCGAAGCGAAGAGCAGCGTCATGTCGATCGCGTCGGCGGGCCTGCCCACCGCCCCCGCCCTGCGGTCCTCGGTCGCAAAGAAGATCCGCCCCGAGGTCAAGCTCGGCGGCCGGTGGAGCGGCGCCCGCGTGAAGGCGTTCAAAACCAAAAACGTCCGCAACTTCCCCAACGCCCCCAAGCGCCTCAACCGCGCGGGCGGCTGGCGGCACCCGGTGTTCGGAAACCGTGAGGTATGGGTGCAGCAGCACGGCAAGGTCGACTGGTTCGACCGCAGCTTCGAGGGCCGTGAGGGCCAGTACAAGGCGGCCGTGGAGGCCACGATGGAGAACATGGCCCGCCGCATCGCCGCGCGGGCCGGATAGGAGTCACGGATGTTCCTGGTCTACAAGCC